CTGGCGACGGCGCGGCGAAAACCCGAAGACGGCGCGCGACAAGCCCTTCGAGGCGTTTAGCGCGGCCATTAAAAAAGCCGAAGCCGAAGCGCAACGCGAACTTGTTCGACGCATCGCGAACCCGGACGCCGACAAGGCGAAGGGTTGGCAACGCTGGGCTTGGTTGCTCGAACGGCGCTGGCCCGAAGTCTGGGCGCAACGTCAACCCGAGGCCGCCCAGCGCGAAGAGATCGTCGTTGACCTGGTCGAGGGCGGCGACTGATGGCGACGCTCATCGCGAAACCTCATCGCGTGCAACGCGCCTTTCTACGCGACCCGGCGCGCGTTCGCCTCTTCGTCGGCGGCATCGGGTCGGGCAAGACCTGGGCCGGCGCGCTCGAAGTCGTACGCCAGCCGGGCGGAACTCGCGTTATGGTCGTCGCGCCGACCTATCGGGTCTTGAAGGATGCGACCTTACCGGCTTTCATGGAAGCGGCGCGGCCCCTTGTTCGCTCGCATCGCCGCGCCGAATTGGTTACGGAGCTTGTCAACGGAACCGAAATCCTATGGCGTACGGCGACCGAACCCGACCGGCTTCGAGGTCCGAACCTGGGCGCGGTGTGGATTGACGAAGCGGCGATGATTAAGACCGCCGACGCCTTCGAGGTCTTAGTCGGTCGCTTGCGCCTCGACCCTGGGCGGCTTTGGGCGACGACGACGCCGAAGGGCTTCAATTGGCTACACGACCTCGCGCAAGACCCGAAGACCGGCGTGCATCACGCATCGACGCGCGACAACGCCGCGCTTCCTGACGACTTCGCCGACTTCGTCGCCGACCGCTATACGACCGACCTCGCCGAACAAGAACTCGAAGGGCGCTTCGTGGACTTGTCGGGCGGCTTGTTTAAACGGGCGTGGTTGCCGATCGTCGCCGGCGCGCTGCCCGAACCGGCGTCGGGCAAGCGTTATCGCTTTTGGGACCTCGCCGTTTCGACGAAGACCAGCGCCGACTATACGGCGACGGCGCGCGTTACGGTTACGACCGACGCTCGAATCGTCATCGACGGAATATGGCAAGGGCGCGCGGCATGGCCCGAAGTCAAACGACGCATCGTTGACACGGCCCGATCTGAACCCGACACTATCGTCGGGGTCGAGACGATCGCCGGCTTCGAAGTCGCCTTCGCCGAGCTGGTCGAAATGCCGGCGCTGGTCGCTTGCGGCTTGCGGTCAATCAAGCCTTCAAGGGATAAAGCGACGCGCGCCGCGCCGCTCGCCGCGCGAGGTGAGCAAGGCAAGGTCTGGATCATGCCCGGCCCCCATAGCGAAGCGCTGGTCGGGCAAGCCGTCACATTTCCGCACGGCGCACACGACGACCTGGTCGATGCCGCCGCTGGCGCTTTGGGAATGACGGTCGGGTCGATAGGTCAACGCATTAGGGTTCAATCGGCGACGGATCGCCGTCGAAGTAGGAGATCGGTCGAATGGTAAACACAAAGACAATCCCCGTTCAGCTTGCCGAAGACGGTTCAGAGGTCGCGACCTATCGCGGAACGTCGCTTGTCGTCAAGCCCGCCGACTGGCTTCATAGGGCGACGCGCACGGGCATACCCTTTCACATCGGGCGACAAGAGCTAGAGCCAACCCAAACCTTCAAGCCGACACGGGCGCGCGGTCGATCGGGCGACGTCGGCGAATACTGGCGACTCGCGACGACCGAGCCGCTTGTGCGAAGCGCCGTCGGGCAAGCCGTAAGCGCAATCGCCGCCGCGCCGTGGCGCATCGAACGCCCGAAGCTCCCGACGTACCTTCAAGGCAACGCCGCCGCCGAAGCGGCCCTTGACCGTCAATACAACTTCGCGTCGCGCGTTTGGGCGCGCTGGACCTCGACCGGGGCCGATCGTGTCTGGTCTGATTTTATCGCCGATGTGTTGCAATTCAGCCTGATTTCAGGCTTCTACATCGGCGAGCTGACGGCGACCGTCGAGCGCATCAAGACGAACGGCGTCGAGCGCGATTATCTCATTCCGGCGCTACCCTTCGCGCTTATGCCCTGGACCGTCGATGAGTGGGTCTTCAGAGGCAACCCGGATTCGGGCATGGTCGCAATCGTTCAGGAGACATACGACCAGATCGACACCTACGGCGACGCCGGGGCCGGTTATAAGGTCATCCCATGGGAAAAGTTGATCCACGTCGCGCACTTGCCGGCGTCTAAGGGCGACCTCGAAGGCCGGTCAATCCTTCGCGCTTGTGCCCAGTTGATCCGAATGAAACAGAAAGCGTTGCAACTTCAAGCACTCGCGACCGAAGTCAACGCCCTGGGCGTCGCCGTCGTCACACAAGACGCCCAGCGCCCGTTGACCGAAGACGCTATCGACCGAATCGAAACGCAACTCAACGAACGGACCGCCGAGCACGTCGCGCACGTCATCTTTCCGCCGGGCGCTCATAAGCTCGAAATTGTGCGACCAGCCGACGCGATTCCCGACCTAGGTCCTCAGATTGACCACCTGGACCGACAAATCGGTCATGCTCTCGGCAACGTTCATCAACTGATGAGCCTTCAAGGTACGGGCTCATACGCGGCCCGAAGCGACGCCAGCGGCGAAGCGCGCGACGCATACGACGCGCTAGCCGATATGCCGGCGCGCGCCGCCGAGCGGCTGTTACGGCGCTTTCTCATCCTCAACTTCCCAATGGACGCCCGAATGGGGCTTGTTTTCGCGCCCAATGTCGCCCATGCCGTCGTCGAAGAGAAAGACAACTCGAAGAGGGCTTCGACGCTCGCGACGCTCAAAAACGCCGGGCTGATTACGCCGACCGCTCAAATCGAAGCCCAGCTCTTGAAAGAAAACGACCTCGCGCAAGGCGTCGTTGACGAAGAGGGTTGATCGGGTTCACTTGACGATTGTAAAGCCGCGCCCTAACTATAAACCGAACGTTCGGTCGGTTTGAGGAACCATGGCACTTACGCCCGTATCAAGTTCAAACGTCGATGCCGTCGGCACATCGGGTAAAGACCTCCGGGTCATTTTCCGAAGCGGCGGCGTTTACGATTACATCGGCGCGGCGAAAGAGCTTCGTACCATGCTCGCCGCGCGCTCGAAGGGCGTCTATCTTCATTGGCTCATCAAGGGCGTTTACCCGTACAAGCGCGTCGCCCAGCTCGCCCAGCTCGCCGACGGTCGCACGAAGGCCCAAACGCCAGCGCCGCCGCGCGACCGGGTCAAGGGTAGCAAGCGAAACCCGAAGGGGTCGGCGGCGACGACGCGCGGCGGCATCAAGATTGACGCGGCGACCGAAAAGGCGTTGCGCAACAAGGTCGAGGACCTGAAAGGAAAGCGGCGCGTTGACATCGGCACGCTCAAAGCCGTTTACCGGCGCGGCGCTGGCGCTTTCTCAACGTCGCATCGGCCCGGCATGACGCGCAATCAATGGTCAATGGGCCGCGTCAACGCCTTTCTAAAGCTACTGAAGACGGGTCAACGTAAGAAAGCCTATACGACCGACCTCGACCTCTTACCGAAGTCACACCCGCAATCGACGCGACAAAGCGAGGACACGGTTAAGCCCTTGCCGTCGATGCGTCGCGCCGCGAAATGGGCGCTCGAACAACGCGCCGCCGCGCCGCCGAGCAAGCGCGCTGGTACGCCGGTCGGCATCGCACGGGCGCGCGACCTGGTCGCCGGTCGCCCGATGAGCATCGAGACCTTGAAGCGCGTTCGCGACTTCGTCAACCGTAGCGCCTCGACCGCCGACGCCCAGCCGCCGCGCGACGAAGCCGGCGACGTGCCGAAGGCGAAACAAGCGTTAGGGCTTTGGGGCGCGCGGCGCGGCAAGTCGGTCGCCGAATGGGCCGCGCGTCAAGTCCGCCGATTGGAGTCGAAGAAATGAGAACTGGTCTAGTCCTCACAATGCCGGGCTTGCCGCCCAAACCGAAAGACCCGGGCGGTCGTCTTGTCCGTTGGGTCTTGCTTGCGCAAGCGCCGGGCTTCGTCTATCGCGGCGAAGAGTTCAAGGTCGACGGCGAATGGCTCGACGACCGGGTCGGCGAATATCGTCAGTTGCTCAAAGGCGACTATACCGCGCCCTTGTTGCGCGAGCATGATAGGGACGGCGAGCGACATGGCGACATTCTCAAATTGCAACGCTACTCGATTGACGGTAAAGACTCTCTTATCGCGGCGGTTGCGTTCGCGGATCCCGACGCCGAAGACAAGATCAAGCAAGGTCGCATCAAGTATCTTTCGCCAGCGTTCGGCCCCGTCGAAGATGACAGGGGTCGGCGCTTCGCTTTCGCGTTGCGCGAGGCGTCGCTTGTTGCGGCCCCTCATCAGAAAAACATGTCGCCCGGCGATACGCACGTTTTGGGCGGCGAACATCAGGAGGGCGACATGCCCGATCATTACGACGACAAGTCGCCCGAAATGATGGACGACGACAAGCCCGAAGCGCGCCTCGACATCCTCGAAGCGAAGGTCGACAAAATGGCGACGGCGCTCGCCGAGCTGGCCGAGCTTAAAGAGCTGATGGAAAAGGCGCTGGCCGAAATGCCCGAAGAGGTCGCCGACGACGCCGAAGAGGTCGCCGCCGAAATGGGCGAGGTCGAAGAGGACGCGGCGATCGTCGCGATGCGCGAAGAACTCGCCCAGTTGCGCGAGCAACGCGACCGCGCCGTCTTCGAGCAAGTTCAGCCGGCGTCGTTGACCTGGACGCCCGGTCTCGCCGCGCTCATCTTCAATGTGTGGCGCAACGATAAAGACCGCGTCGGCGCGGTCCTCGCCGATGCGACGCCAGCCGAAGCCGCGCCCGTCGTCAAGATGAGCGAGCCGGCCCCGTCGAACCCCTGGGCGGTTCGTTTGTCTGAAGACGTCGCGCCGGTCGAGGCCGAAGCCGTCGCGTTGACCGACGACGACATCGAAGCGAAGGCGATCGAAATGGCCGAAGGCGACCAGATCAAAGCCTACGAGATCTATAAGCAACTCAAACGCGCCGCACTCGCGCGCAACTGAAAGAGGTTCAACCATGTCTGACAAGACAAACAGTGTGCTCGCGATCGCCGCAAGCGCGATCACCGCTTACCGCTTCGTCAAACTCGACACGGGCGACGCGACCAAAGTCGCGCAAGCGACGGCGACCGATCTCGCGCTGGGCGTCGCCCTTGCCGCTTCGGCCGCCGACGGTTCCGAAGCCCTGGTCGCGATTGACGGTTACGCCCTTGTTGACTTCGCCGAAGAGGTTCAGCCGTACACCGAAGTTGAGGTCGGCACTGACGGCAAGGCGGCGAGCGCCGCAACCGTCGGCGCTTTCATTCCCGGTTACTACTGCCCTGAACCCGTTGACGGGGCCGTGTCTGCTGTCGCCGCCGGCGCGCGCGGTCGCATCGTGCTTTACAACTACAAGGGCCGCACGTCCTGATAACGACGTCTAGCAGAGGAGCATAGACAATGAGCATTCCATACGCTGTTACAGACGTCGATATTAATCGCGTCTCGAAATCCTTCGTTCAGTCCAACCTGGGCGACTTCGCGATCTCGACCATGCCAAAGGCGCTTTGCCTCGACCGGTTTACGGGCCGCTCGAACAAAACCGACTATGACCTCGCGTCGTTGTCGAACGCCTTGCTCGAAGGGACCAACCTTCGCGACTGGTCGCCCGGCATCGACCCGCCGGCCCCTGGTACGCTCGACGAAAGCGCCGTGTCTTTCACGGTTCGTATTCGTTCGACTCAAAGCATCATCCGCCCGATGAAGCGCGGTCAGACGATGGAGCATCGGTTCTCCGACCTCGAAAACAACATTGTCCCGATTCAGCTTTCGAAGGTCTATCAGGCGCACGACGCCGACATCGCCGCCGCGATGACCAACGGCGCGCTCTTCGATGAGATCGCGTTCACGGGCTCGACCGGCGAAGGGCTCGACCAGCCGACTGACTACGCGAACCAAAACCCCGTGCGCGACATCGAAGAAAACCTTGTTCTTCTTCGCCCTTACTCGAACTTCGCCGGGCTCGAACTCCGTTGTTACATGTCCGGCAAGGTCGCGAGCGTGCTTTCGACTCACCCCGCCTACACGGGCGGCGGCACGGGTTCGGCGGTCGCGTCGGGCTTGCCTCGCGCCGACTTCATCAACCGCTTTTCGAGCTTGCACGGTTGCAAAACCTTCGTGTTCGACAACCTCATCAACACTGGCGCGCTGGGCGGCACGGTTTCGATCGTCGAAACCTTCAACCAGACGAACGCCGGCGCGGTCCTCTTCTTCGGCTTGTTCGATACGCGCGCCGCGTCGTTCGACTTGCGAAGCGAAAGCACGAACGACGCGCCCGACGGTTGCTTGGTTTGGGCGTCTTCTCAAGATCCCCGCGTTGACCAATACCTTGACGAGCGCAAGCAAGTGCAAGAGTTCTGGGGCCGTTGCGGATACACGATCTATTCGCCGCGCGGTACCAGCGCCGGCCCCGCCGCCGACCTGGGCTTCTTTATGAAGGCTGTCACCGCCGGCGCGTCGCTCGGCATCTTCAAGACCTGATGAATGAACCGGCGGCGACCAGGTCGTCGCCCGTTCAACCCTTCGCCCTTCGGCGCGCTCGACCAGCGCGTCGAAGGGCCGCGCACACTTGGAGGCTTGCGACATGGCGACCGTTCAAACCTTCGGCGTTGACGCCGACCGAATCCTCGCGAGTCTTCCTCAAATCATCATCGACTCCGGCACGGGTATTCTACTCACGACCACGCGAGCGACGACGCTCATCAACGCCGAAGCGGCCCGGATTAACGGGCTCATCGACGGCGCGTTCGGGTCGGGTACAAGTGCCGACATCGCGACCGATACGGCGAGCGTCGAATATGCGAACGCGCAACGACTAGTCGTCGCCGCCGCGATTCCGCCGATCCTTCGGGCGTCGCATCATCCGACGACGATTGACGCCGACACTCGCGCGTTGCTCGACGACCTCGCCGCTCAACTTGACCTATTGATGACCGACCCGTCGCGCGCGTTGGGTCGCATCGACGCGACCAGCGTTAGCGCGCCTCGAACGCGCTTCGCCGACCTGAACCTCTCGACAACCTTAACCGCGAAGAGGGCGCGCCGCCGCTTCGACGGGCGCTCGAACTTGCTGGGCGTTGACGAAGGGGGCTTCGAGTTTTGAGCATCAAAGGTCAAGACATCTTCGCGCGCGCGCTCGACCGCTTGCCGACCGACATCGACGAAGAAATGGTCGAGGTCATCGACGAAGCGATCGTCGGCGAGTTCGTTCGCCAGCGCGCCGAAATCCCCTTCTACGAAGGGCGACCATATACAGACAAATACGGGCGGCACGGCGGCCCGTTGCGCGACAGTTTGACCTCGACGACCGACCCCTTTCATCAAGTCGGCGTCGTCGGCAATGCCGTCGAGGTTCGCACACTGGTCGAATACGCGAAATATAACGCCCTACCAGAGCCGGACGAACGCGCGGTCGAAGTCGCCTTGACGCGGCTTATGTTGAACCGCCTTCGCGATGGGGGCGCTAAATGAGCATCGTCATCAATCAAGGCCATTACACCTTGTTGAAGACGGCGAAGACCGTCATTCGCGACAACTTCAACGCGGCGCGCACGGCGCTTGTCGGCGAAGGCGTCGACGACTATTTACCCGACGCCCGGCAAGACGGCGCGACGCTCAACGGTCGCAATGTGTACGTTTCGCAAGGCGACCGAATACCGCCGCAAGCGACGCAATACATCCTTTTAGCCGCGCGCAAGGTCGGCGAGCCGAAGAGGACCGCCGCGCTCGCCGTCGAAGATCAAGATTTCGAACTGGTCGTCTTGTGCGGCGTCAAGGGTTACGTCCTCGCCGCGTCGGGCAACGACCCGGCCCCGACGCCCGAAGATGCCGGCTGGCAAACCGCCGGCGTCCTCGAACAGATTGCGAGCTACTGTTTGAGGCGTTACCTTTGCGCGGCGACCTCTTCGAGCGCGTACAACATAACGCCGACGGGGAGCGACCCGGTTCCGTACAATCGGCGCGACCCGGCGCGCTTCGCCTATACATCGCGGTTCACGGTTACTATGCGCGTCCTCGACGCAAGGGGATTATAGATGAGCGAGTCAAAACTAATCATTCCAGCGATCGGTAAAGTCCTCGCGAAGGTCGAATCGACCAGCGGCACGAAAGAGGCGCTTACCGATTCCGAAGCGGTCTTCTTTGAAGAGATCGAATGGCAATACGAAAGCGACAACATTCAACGGTTGCCGCTTGCGCCAGAGCGACACGGCGTTCGATCGGTCGAGGGACCGACCCGAATCAGCTGGTCGGGCTCGACTGAAATGGCGTTGCCCGACCAGTTCGACACGGCGAGCGACGTTCCACATCCTGACGTCTGGTTGAAGTCTTGCGGCTTCGCGCGCGAGGACTTCAGTTCAGTCGCCCATGAAGTTTCGTTTTACGCCCTTCAATCGACGAACCATTCGAGCATTTCGTTCGAAGCCTACGAATACACCGCCGACGGCCTGGACGCCGATTACATTCAAGCGCGCGGCGCGCGTTGCGGTTGGGAGTTGTCGATTGTTGACGGCGAGCGCGTCAAACTCAACTTGACGGGCGGTCTTGCGACCGAAGCGGCGACGGCGTCGCAAACCTATCAAGCGTCGACGAGCGAGTCGAAGGCCGTCACGTACTATACCGACAAGCCCTTCGTGGCGAATCGTGGGGTTTCGAGTGTCGAGCTGGTCAACCTGGTCAACGACGACGTCTTCGGCGGCGGTACGCCCGGTTCGCCCAGCGGCTTGTTTCAGGTCGTAAGCGCGACCTTCAACGGCAATATGGAACCCGAAGAGCAACGGGGCCTGGGCGCGTCGCGTAACCGACTCGGCGGCGCTGGCCCGGTTACAGGGACGATCATTATCGAAGAGGGCTTGATTAGCAACGCGAGCGCCTTCGACCCCTACGCCCTTCGACGCGACGCGACCCCGCTTGAATTTCGCTTCAAGATTGACCAGACCGACGCGACCGGCGACGACACTTTCTTCGCGGTCAACGCCTACGTCCAGATCGTCGGCGTCAACCACACCGACGCCGGAAAGCGCCGGGTCTATGAGCTTGAAGTCGAGGTTAAATACCCTGAAGACGCGAGCGACGGCGACCCGGCGGTCGGCGCGTCGCCGTCGCAAGTGTTTGACTACGCGGCGAACAATGGGCTTTACGTCGATATTACGCCGACGATCGTCGGGGTCTTCGCGATTACCTTTTACAGGGACGCCAGTTGATGAGCTACTTCAAGAAACGCGAGCGCATCTTCGCCAGCCTGGACGCCGACCGCGTTGACCCGGCGACCTTCGTGCCTGAAAGCAAGGATCACCCTTGCTTTGTACTGGTCGCCGTCATCACGCTAGCAGGGGCCGAAGCGATGTCGGTACTTCAAGGCGACTCGCCAGCCGACAACATTCGGGCTATGGCGAGCGGCGCGGCGGTCATCATCGAACGCCTCGAAGGGCGCTGGGATTACTATCCGGGCGGCGGCGCGGACTGGCCCCAACGTTGGGCCGACGCCGACCACGAAGGGCGTTGCGCCATGGCGCGCGAGTTCGCCGCCGAAGAGTTGGTCGCGCTCGCCAGCGCATCGCAACGCAAGACGACGTTGAGCGACGCCGAAAGAAAGGAATCGTAAGGGGCGTTCGCCTTATCAAGTCGGGGGCCGGGTCGGCGGTCGCCCGATGCGTTTCGCCCTTCGTGCTCTGGCATTTGAACTTACATGCCGACGTCGCGCCCGAAATGGGCGGCTTGATTCCATGGCGCAAAGGCGCATTATATGACCAGCCGGCGCGCGAGGTTCTCGCCCAGCGCGCGATTAGAGCGGCATGGAGCGACCTTCGGGCGAAGGATCGTAAAAAGCGTAAAGGGTGATTTATGGCCGGGTTCGACATCGTTGCAAACGTTATGGTCGAGGGCCTGGACACTCTTCGCCGCCTTGTCGAGGTCTCGAAAGAGGTCGCCGACAAACTCGACAAAACCGCCGACAAACTCGCCGACGTTCGCGAAGAGGCCGAAGACGCCGCCGGCGCGGCGAAGAAAGCCGGCGACGCCGCCGAAGAGGCCGGCGAAAAAGCCGAAGATGCCGGCAATAAAACAAAGAAAGCCGGCGACAAGACGAAGCAAGCCGGCAAAGAGGCGAAGAGGGCAGGGGCCGACCTGGGCGAAGCCGCGTCGCAATTCCGCGCGATGGGGGCTTCGGGCACTTTCGCCGGCGATACGCTCGAACGCTTTAGCATCATTACCAGCGGCCCCATGGGCGCGGCAATCGGCGGCGCGATTGTAGGCATTGCCGGGTTGACCGCCGCCGCGCACGGGTTGACCGCCGCCATTAACGCCGGCATCGAAACAAATCAGGAGTATACGCGGCAATTCGGCACACTCAAAAGTGAGCTAAACAAGACGCTCGCGATCTTCGGGCATATCATCCTTGACGTCATCGACTTTGGAAAAGTCCTTGACGAAAGCTCGAAGAAACTCAAAGAGTTCAACAAGGGCGCGGTTAAAGACAGCAGTGGGATCGCCGACGCGCTTCGGTCGGTCTTGTCGGGCGTTGTTCAGGTCATCAAATTTATCGGCAACGCGGTTCTAGGCATTTCCGGCGCGTTTGAGATCGTCGGCGTCGGTCTTGCGGCGCTGGGCGTCGCCGTCGTCGATACGCTTCAAACCTTGCCGCTTTATGCGTCAATCGCGATGACGAAGTTTTCAAAGGTCATTCGCGACGGCTTCGCGTCGGCGCTTGAATCGATCGGCTTGCCGACGACCGTCGTTGATCAGGTCTTAGGGTCAGAGTCCGAATTTCAAGCCCGAATGGGCGAGCTTCGCAAGGCTGGCCGCGCAAGCATCGCCAGCGCCGACGCCGCGAAAGCGGGGATTAAAGCCGACTTCGACGCGATCTTTAGTCGGTTTGAAGCCTTCAACAATCGAATGGACAACTTGATCGCGAAGCTTGCGGCGGATCGCGGCAAGGCGGTCGGCGTCGAGCTCGACCGCGATCCGACGGGCGGCGGCGTCGCGCCGGGCGACCAGGTCGCGCCCGAACGCATTTCGGTCGGTCTAGGTCTCGGCGAACTCGCGATCCGGCGGTCGCTTCAGATCGCCGAAATGCGAAAGCAAAACGAAAAAGACTTCGCCGAAATCAACGCACTCGCAACTGAAGCGATGCGAAAACTAAAAGCGATAGGCGATCAAACGCTTCAAAGCGAAGCGCGAAAGCGCGAACTCGACAAGATAAGCAAGGCGACCGAAGATCTTAATAAGCGCCTCGACGCCGCCGACGAAGCCGCGAAAGACCTCGCCGTCGGTTCATTGAGTCAATTAGGCTCGTCAATTATGCAAACTATGGGCGCGTTTACCGTCGGCGCGTCGAGCCTTCGAGACTTCGGCGACGCTATGGCCGACCTAGCCGCGCGCATCGCTTCAGACTTCGGGTCGTTGTTCATCAAACTAGGGGCCGGCTTCGTCATTACGCCCGGCTCGCAAGCCCTGGGCGCTGGCATGATCGCCGCCGGTCTGGGCTTGCAATTTCTTTCGGGCATATTGGGCGCGAAGGGTAGCGCAAACGCCGGCGGCGGCGGCGGCGGCGGTCGAGCGGCGGCGGCATCGACCGACAACAGTATCGCGCGCGAGGTCAGTCGGTCGCTTCGACCTTCGGGCGACGACGGGCCGGCGATTACGAACATCGAAGTCGTCATCGGGGGCCGGTCGATTCAACCCGAAATGGTCGGCATTATCGACGACATCGTTCGTCAACGACGGTCGCGCTATTTGGGCCGGCGAGCGGGGATTTAGACCATGTCAGACTTTACGCGATGCGCGTTCAGCTTGCCCTATAAGGTGACGACGGCGACTCAAATCAGGTTGACGTTGACGAACTCCGCGATCGGCGCGACGACCGTAACGGCGACGGCGGCGATCGGCACATATTATAACGACCTGGACGTCTCCGGTGTTGTGCTCGGCGTCAACCTGCTTCGACACTTGCTCGACCAGCTAGCCGCCGAAGAGGCTATCGCCGGCACGAACGGCACGTATATTTTAGTTCTTCAGTCGGGCGACTATCGGGGCCGGTACACAATCCAGCGCACACAAGGCGACGCCGCCGACAATGTCGCGAGCCTCGAAATCCTCGCCGGCGGCGAGGTCACGATGCAAACCTTCGGCTATACCTCGACCGCGCCGACGCCGACCAGCGGCACGGCGAACCCGGCGGTCTTCGAAGCGCCGAACCGCGCCGCCGGTCATTGGATCATCGACGACTATCCGGGCTTATGCGCTGGCGATGAAGAGGTCTTCGAAACGACCGTCTTATCGGCGACCTCGCCCGACGGCACGACCGCGCGCGATACATACGGCGACGTAACGCGAAAGACGATTATGTTGATGACCTTGCCGGCGGCGAGCGTCTTTCGGTATTGGACCGACGACGCCGACTTCGCGTCGGGTTTGGGTTGCGCGACGGGCGACCCTAACGCCAGCCTGGACGAACTTCGGCGGCTATGGTCGAGGCTCGACGCCGACGTCTATTGTCGATATACGCCGAACATCGGTTCGATCTCGACCTTCGTTCAACTTCAACCCGGCGCGCGCGACGAATGGCTCGCGCGTTTGCCGGCTGAACGTGTTTCGTCGAACCCCTTGCTCTACGATGTGACCTTAACCGCTTTCGTGGTGAGCTAATGCCGCGCTACTTACATGCAATCAAGGTCGAGGGCCTGGGCGACGTCGAAGCATCGACCGCAACCGACAAGCGATATCGCATCGGCTACGGGCGCGCGCTTATGGACAATGCATCAAGCGCCGACCCCGACGGCTTGCTCATCGACGGCTTGTTGATGTGGCCTTCGGAGTTGAGCGCCGACGTGGACTTTCGCGAAGGGTCGTCGAGCTTGTCTTCGCAATCGTTCAGCCTTCGGGCGACGACGACGACGCGAGGTCTATTCTATAGGCTTCGACACGCTCTCAGCGCCCGTCTAACGGCTTCGATGACGGCGACGCAAACAAGTATCATCGTCGATACGGGAAGCCTTGACGGCGCGTATACGCTCGAACGCGAGCGCATCGACATAGACGGGTCAACACAAACGCCGGTCGTCGGCGGCTTCAGTTACACTTGCGCGCGCGGCGCGCTGGGCACACTCGCCGCCGCGCACGGCATCGACACAACCGACGACGTCGAACTGTACGCGACGCTACACACACTCGCCGGGCGGCTGGTCGAGCTGGTACGCATTCCGCTTGATGCGTCGAGCGTCTATACCGAAGAGGTCGTCTTATGGTCGGGCGTATTGCGCGAGGTTTCGACCGGCGACACGGGCCTAACGATAGACCTCGAAGTCGATAGCTTGCTAGGTCTGGTCGAAGAGCAACGCATCTTAACCGACCGCTTTCAAGGCGAAATGTCGGGGGCCTGGTTAGACCCTGAACGACCGCGCCTCGACCGGCTGGGCTTTAACATCGTCGCCCAGCGCGCGCCGGCGGCCGGGTCGGGCGTTTCGAGCGACCCGGTTCAAGCGCTATTCATGGTCGGCGAAGACTTCGTCGCGCGAGGCACTTACGACCTGGTCGAGCGCGGCGCGGCGATTCAAGTCAACGTCTTAGCCGATTCGCAAGTCTTCGCCGGCAAGCCCTTACCCGACGACCTGGGCGTCTATACGAAAGCGCCGGCGCGCGAGGTCTTCACGACGCGCGCCGACGCGCCGTCTAACGTAGACCTCGCCAGCGTATCGACGAACACACTTCCCTTGTCGAAACACCCGGGCAAGCTCATTCTACAGCTTCTCACGACGACGCTAAACAACGACGCCGCCGGCAACAACGGCGCGTATGACACGGGAATCAACGCTCTCGCCGGTCGCATTCCGGCGAGTCTGGTCGATATCGACGGGATCGTTCGATGGGGCGACGAAGTCGGCGTTACCTTCGATGCGCTTTACCTGGGCGTCGAAGAGGGCGGCCGGCCCCTGGGCGAGGTCATTCGCGAGCTGCTAACGCCCTTGCTTAGCGCGCTGGTCGCGACGCGCGACGGCAAGTTGACGATCGTTCGGCTTCGCGACGCCGCCGAATACGGCTCGACGACGACGCTTGCACAATCGCAAGTGCGCGCCGCCCAGATCACGCACACTCGAAACCTCATCGACGCGGTCGACCGGGTCGAGCTCGAATACAATGTCGAGCCCGGCATCGACCCCGATGTCGTCAACGCAACCGACACGGTCAAGTTCAAGCGCCAGCCGCCGGGCGAGTCCTCTTCGATGAGCCTTCGCCTTGCCGGCGTTCGACGGCGCGACATCGCGACGCAAGTCGTACAAACGATCATTCAACGCTATCACGACCCGATTCCGGTCCTCTTCGTCGAAGTCTTGCCGACGGTCGAGCTAGAGCTGGGCGACATCGTTCGCGTAACACACGACAAGATACCAGCCGGCGACGGGTCGAGGGGCCGGACAAGCGCGGCGATGCTTGTCGCCAGTCGGCGCGAGGCGTTCAGCGGCGCGCCCGGCGAAATGGGCGAACACGTCTTCGTTTACGGCTTGCTCGACGTGTCGTTGATTCATCCTCGCGACGGCTGGATCGCGCCGTCGGGCATTGTTCAGGCGAGCCCGACGCCGACCTCGACCGTTTTTACGATCGGCGTCAACGACTTTACCGAAGTCGGGTCGGGGCCCTTCGACGCCGACATTGAAGGCTTCGCCGTCGGCGATGCTATCGACATCCTCGACGAATTTGGTACGCCGGTCGATACGGGCTTGTTCATTCAAGGGATAAGCGGCAACCAGATCACGTTGACCGTTGCGGCGAGCCCAGCGCCCAGCGCCGGCGACATCATTCGCCCGTCGGCGTATTCTCAATGTGTGTCGAGTCAACAAGACGACTGGACCTTCGTCGCCGACGCCGACGACCAGCTCGCGAGCGACGACCCGAAGACCTATCGGAGTTGAGGCAATGGCATTCAAAAAGCTAGACAGCGCGGCGGTTGACTCGACCTTAATGCGACCCGTCGACGCCTTCGTCGCGCAAGGTATGGACGCGAACGTTCGCGCGGCCTGGACGTCGCGCGGTCGAGGCGCTGGTAAGTCATTCGGGGCCGATAAGCGCCCGACGCTCGCAAGCGCGACCGTGTCTTGCATACCGCTTACGCCGTGGCTTGTGTCGCCGGGCTGTACCGAAATCACTTGCAAACTTCGAGGGCTCGCGACCGGCGACGGGGCCGGCGGCACGGCGCTTTATCTTCGGCTTATGGCGCAAACGCTGGGCGGCACGATTTATGACGACCTCGACAACGCGACGATCCTTGACGACGCCAGCGCCCAGGAAAAGGAATTGACGATTGACGTCGCCGCGCTCGAAGGTCAAGTCGTCATCATTTGGCTTGTTTATCAATCTGAACTGAACACGGGCTCGACGGCGACCGACGTTCGGCACAATACGGACATAGACGGTTTCGGCTATAAGCTCGACCTGGGCAATACCATCGGCGCGACCTTCGACGACTCGAAACGCTGGCAACTGACGATTAGCGAGGACTCAAGCGGTTCGACGCCCGAAGAGGCTTATAGCTATCCGGGGCCGTCAATGATCGTCTATGATGCCGGATCAAACATCGTCTATGTCTTGCCGCGTCTAAATGGCCGGTTGCTCGACTATCATACCTTTCAAGCGACGATCGTCGAGCTAGGTCGCTTCGAACTTTACGGCTGGTCGTTGACCGAAACGACATTGACCGAACCGGCGGCGTTGACCGACGCCCTTCGCCCGGCGAGTGTGCCGCGCGCCCGGTCTTTTTCCGAAATCTATCGGCGCGAAAGGGCGCTCGCCGCCGAACGTACGCGCGTCGTGTCGGTCGGGGGCTCGCCCGACTTCGAGGACAACGGGCGGCGATGGGGCTTCGCCGATACCGCCGACCCCGACGCGAATGCAATCGAAGCCTATCAAGCGCTGGGCGGCGAGTTGCCGACGTATCGCGTCAACAGCGCGACGGCGACGCTTGTCTATCGCCGTCGCTATAGGGTTCTCGCGCTGGTCGCCGGCGTCACAATGGCCGAAGGCGCGCATATGGGCGCGTCGCTCGACATACGGATCGCCGACCTGGGCACGGGCAACACACATCAACCGACCGTAACCGGCAACGCCGTCGAGGTTACGCCGCTTCGTTGGTTCGAAGGCAACCAGATCGCAAGCTCCGATCGAATTTGGATCGAGTTCGACACGGGTCATCACCTCGACGGTTCGTGGCTTTACGACGACGTCGTTAACGGAAAGCATGGTTTACGCTTGCTCGACGGCACGTTCGAAGAGGCGAGCCCAGCGGCATCAACGGCGACGCGCGTTATTCAGGTTCGCGTCCAGGTCGACCAGCTCGACGAACTCGAATACAACGTCGATTCCGTTCGGTTCTATTTTCCGGCATGTACGACGCTCGTCGATGAGGGGTTCTAATGGCGATTCAAAACCGAACCTTCTTTCGGGTGCTGGGCGGCATCGCCGACGAAACCGGCGCGAGTCAAATAAGCGTCGCCGACGGCGTCAATATCATCGGCGGCGGCGCGGTTCACGAACAAGAGATCCTGTTAGAGAACTCGAATCACGTCTATTCGACGGTCAACCGCCGGGCCTTGCTTGATGTCTGGTCAATCGGCGTCGTAACCGACTCAACGACCGAATACGTTTACAAAGAGGCGACAAGCGCCGCGCCGACCTTCGAGGTCGCGTTAGAGTCGCCGGCGCTGGTCGGCGTCGAGCGCCAGTCGTTGACCTGGACGGCGCGCTATCAAGGGCGAATCAAGGTCGAGGTCTTTCGAACCGACACGGGCGCGTCGCTTTCCGCGTATACGGGCGGCAACGAAGCAAGCCCGACGAACGAATCGCAAACCCAAACATGGTCAACGGTCGAAGACGTGTTTATCCGCGTATCCCTTTCGCCCATTGCATCGACGACCGACGCGATCTTGTGGGGCTTTCGCGCGCTCGAAGACCAGTCGTCGTTATAGCCGCGCGCTTGAATCTCAGCCCTAAAACATTACATTGAAGCCGACTCGAAGCGTTCAGCTTCGCCGCGCAAGCGGTACACACTAGGAGGTCAACACAATGGCCAGAGTCATCGCTCATATTGTGCCGAACGCCGTCGGCATGTCTCAAAGCGTCGTCGGGGTTACGACCGCCGACGGCGAGGTCCTCGCCGCTGGTGTTCGTAAATACTTGCTCGTTCAGAACATCGGCGCGAACACCATTTATTTGACCTTCGACGGCGACACGGCGAGCTCGACGACCGGGTTCAAGTTGACCGCCGGCAACGCTTTGGAGTTCGACACGTCGATCCCTTCGGGTCAGATTCGCGGCATCGCCGAAACGGCGACGACTAATCTTGTGATCTTGCAAGGTTGAGGGGGCGACATGGGTTTGCTTGATTTCGGCTCGACGCCCGAAGGCGGCGTAAAGGGGCCGTATACGGATTACGACACGGCGTTAACCGCGCTTCGCGCCGATGCGACGGCGAGCGACGGCGATGTCTATCAGCTCACCAGCGGCCAACTCTTCGCGGCCTACACAAGCGAAGGGCCGGGCATTTTGATCCCTTCGGATCTCTATCCTCAGATCGATGCATATGTAAGTAACGCGACGGGTATCGCGCATCAAACCATTGATGATACGCAAGCCGACCTGGTCGCGCGCGGCTGGACTACACCAACAAGCGGCAGCGGCACGATCACCGGCGGCGACGGATCGGCTTTCCGGCTTGATACTGTGACGGGTAGCAGCACAAGCGCCGAGATTCAATTCGCCTCATCGACGAATACGCCGCGCGTCTTGATGCTCACAAAGATTCAACCGATCGTCGGCACGACCCTATCAGTGTCGCGGCACCGTGTTTTCAGCGGCGCGCGCTATCTGCAAATGTCTTCTACCGACGGCGTCCTAGGTCAATTCGACACATACAACTTCGGAAGCAATGCGCGTGTGTCGGGCACAATCGGGCAATTTACCGACACGACCGCGCAGTGGTTTATGATGGTGTACAATGAGGACAGCACCAATAATGTCGCATATTGGACGCGCCTCGACGGGCCCCCAGAGGAGCGCGTCGCCGTGCAGATCGGCGCGCTCCCAACAAACACCGGCTTGTTTTTGGGTCATGCCGCTGTGCGGGGATCGGTCGGATCACAGTGTTCTTTCGACGTGTACGAAACACACGCTTTGGAGATGACATGAGAGTTTATCAACACCTTGATCTTGATGGTGTTGCGCCGTCAAGGATCGGCCTGCGCGCCGCCGCCGGCTATCTCATTTCCGAAGGCTCGCCGCGCCTCGCGCTCTATTGCGCCAGCGCCCAGAATGTCGCATTGACGGCGACGACGATTGACACCGTTGACACCGGCCTGACGCTCGACGAAGCCTTCGAGGACCTGACGAACGGTCTAACCAAAGCCGACCTGGTCGCGCTGGGCGACGACTTCGGGTTGACGCTTTCCGATTCGTCGCTCAAGTCCGAATTGCTCGACGCGATTCGCGCACACCTTGAAGGGCTCGCAACATGACGAAAACCATTCAAGTCGGGGCATGGATTGACGGGCCTCACCCGGGCATGGGCGCGACGGCGCTTGATTCCTGGGCGTCGCTCATCGTTCGCGATTGCGGGATCACCGCGCCGGTCATCGTCTCGAACGCCGGCGTTCAGCCGATTCATATTTCGCGCTGGCCCGTCGAGCATCTTCGAAACGCGATCGTCGCGCTTCGCAACGCGGGGGCCGAAGAGGTCGGCGTTATGGTGTGGCCAGTCGCGACCTCGAAGGCGGTCGGCGAGTTGGTCGAAAACGTCGGCGAAATCTACGGCGCGAACTCGACCGACGTACCGTCGCGCGAGCGCGTGCCCGACTTCATTTGCATCGACGCCGAAGGCAACCATAACGGATCGGGTTGGGGCCCGGCCGGCGCGGTCCTCGCCGATGATTTGTGCGACGGGCTCGAAGAGGCGCAAGCCGCGCACGGCGCGACGTACCTATCCGTTACGGCGATTCCGCCGCGTCGAGGTCTTCGCCTTCAAGATGCGTCGCTTATCCGGCACGAAGCCGTTAGGGTCGCGACGCCGCAAGCCTACAGCCAATATCAAGGCCCGAACCACTGGTCGGCGAATCCGTATTTCAGGGTCGGGCCGATTCAGCGGGGGACATGGGAAACATGGTCGCCCTTGCTCGAAGACGGGCACGTCGATGCAATCAAAATGGGTTGCGCGATCTACGCCCAGAACCACCCGACCGGCCCGACGGGCGTCGAAGCCTTGCGACAAGCCGCCGAGATCTGTATCGACCTGGGCGCGCGCCGCTTGTGTTACTGGTCGTTTAAGCACTTCCGAAGCGCCTCTAAGACCCACGCGGAGCGCCGCGCGTTTCTTCGCGAGCTGAGTCAAACGCTATGCCCCGACGCGCCCGAAGGGTTCAGCTTCGCCGATGCGCTCGACCAGCTCGTCTTCGGCGACGGCGAATATCAAGCGATCGCCCGACCGCACGGTCAACGCATCTTGACCGCCGAAGACACGACCGCTGACGACTGGCGCTTGATTAAGGTCGAGGGGCCGACATCATAGGAGAGGGTTCGATGAACGGAAAGGTTAAGCGAGATTGTACGATCGTCGTCTTGCTAGTGCTCGCGCTGGCGTTGACGGCTTGCGCATCGAAGAGGCCGCAGGGGGCCGGCGTAGACTGGTCAGACCTCGCGCGATCGGCGGCGACGCCCGAATTCGGCGAGGACGCTTGTGGTCAAACGCTGGTCTGGTCGTATGAACTCGGTCGATGGGAAATCAAAGACGGTCGCGAGGTCGTCGCCGAAAACCGCACGGTCGTTCGGGTCGATTGCGAAGAGGCCGGCGAGCCGAAGCCGGTCGCGCGCTGAAATGTGGCGAAGGGGTCAACAATGGATCAAGGTAAAAAGAAAGCCGGCGGCCCGCTCGACCTGGACGGCGACGGCAAGCAATCGTCGCAAGAAACGGCGATCGGCGTCGCGCTGGTCATCGTCGGCGGCGCGCTCGCCGGATACTTGATGTATTTGACGACGACCGGGCAAGTAACCGAAGAGACGATCAAGCCGTTGATCGTCATCCTCGCGTGGATTACCGGGCGCGAAGGCGTTAAACGATTGACGGGGGTTTGAAGATGAGCGACGAAACGACGAACCCTTCGGCGGCGATGCCGTCGAAGTATGCAGCCGCCGCGCTCATCATAGCGGCGCTAACCGGCGGCGGTGTCGGATCAACCGTTAGCCTTGTTTCAGCGCCCGACCTCGAACTCGCGAAGCGCGACGCGGTCGACACTGCGCTAGAGCGAATGCGCGCCGAAGTTGATCGCGAGATCGCGCCGATGCGCGGTCGCCTCGAACGCATCGAAGAAAAGCTCGACCGGCTCATCGAACGGGCCGATTGATGAGTTGGGTTAGCGCTAGCGAAGCGGCCCGACATTGGGGCCTGGGCCACTATCAAGCGGTTCATAAACGCGCGCGCCGACATCCTGACAAATACCCGTCAAGACCTCATCCGACGCGCAAGGGCTGGCGTCAATATTGGATCGGCGACGAACCGCCGCCGGGCGCTCATCGCGAGGACCTGGGCGACCAGCTCGCCGCGCCGCCGGCGCTTAAGCATTCGCCCGTCGAAGGTTGGGTCGAGCGCGAAGGCTATGTATACGACGGCCGGCGCGACGTGTACGTCTTGACGCTTCCAAGTCATCGCCGACCCTTCGTCTTAGACGGCGCGCGGCTTCGTCAGATATGGCGACGATACGCCGGCGACAAGGCGAACATCGACGAAATATGTCGCGACTTCGGCTTCGACCGTCAAACCTTTATCGACCTCAAACGGGCCCTTCGATTGACGAAGACGCGCGCGCCCTTTACCGACGAAGAGCTCGACGCGCTGGGCGAAGAGGACCTGGTCGCCGACGTCTTGCGCGCGAAAGAGCAGCGGGTTATGGCGCGCGCGCAAGCGTCGAACTGGCGACGGATCGAACGCCTCGCGCACAACCGGCAATGGTTGCGCGAAACGGTTCGCGCGGCGTTGACCGACCTGGTCGGGCCGGTCGAGTTGCCGCCGCCGGTCGGCGAGCCCGAAGAGGTCGCCGTTGTCGTCGGCTGGTCAGATCTTCACGTCGGCAAGCGCGCCGCCGGGTCGAGCGTCGGGCTCGACGTTCAGCTCGCGAGGCTTCGGGCGCTCGCCGCCGATGTCGTCGCAAGGGTCGCCGCGCTAAGCCCTTCGCGCGTCATCGTCGCTTGCACGGGCGATCTTGTTCATTCTGATACGCAATCCCAAACGACGACGAAAGGCACACCACAAGGGCCACAAAGCGAAGGGTCTACTTCAATGGCGCTTCGCGGCGCTTGCGAGCTAACCGCCGGGCTCATCCTCAAATTGACCGAAGTCGCGCCGACGGTCGAAGTCGTCGTCGTACCCGGCAACCATGACGAATTGCTTTCGCGCGCGGTCGGGTTCTACCTCGAAGCGGCGTTCGACGGGTCCTCGCGCGTCATCATCGACGCCGACGAACGACGCCGGCGTAAATGGTCGCGCTGGCGCGAGGTCCCGATCTGTTTCTTTCATGGGGATAAGTTGAAGGGCGACCGGCTCGCCGCGTTGCCGGGTCGCGAGTGCCCGGTCGGGGCCGATCCTCGACGCGCCGTCTTGTTCCACGGGCACTATCACAAGCGCGCCCTTCGTCAAGACGTCGTCGGCGGCTTCGATGTCGTGTGTTTAGCGTCGCCAGCCGGCCCCGACGACTGGCATCACGAACACGGCTTCGAGGGCGGCGCGAAGGCGATAACGCTTGCCGTCATCGCGCCGTCGGGGTTGACGGCGCTTGAATGGGTTCGAGCCTAGCGAAGGGCGCGACCTGAACGCCGCGCCGGGTTGAATCAGAAAGGCAGGTTTTCAGCGTCGAAGGATGTGTCGAAGTTCAGCTCGACCTCTTCGGTCAAGTATTCGATGACATCATCCCAAACGTCGGCGACCTCTTCGACCTGGGCGGCATTGTAGCCGTAGAACGTGATCTCGTTCAAGACGACCTCGCGCCCTTCGGTGTGCATGATTTCGAGGGCGTGTTCGACGTCGTGTTCGCCGTTCGAGGTCAAGTGGTCGATGAGCAAGCAACGCGCGGCCGCGCGAGCGGAGTCGAAGAGGAGGCCGGCGTATTCGCCGTTCAGGATTTCGAGGGCTTCGGTGTTCATGGTTTGTCCTTTGGGTTATGGGCGCGACCAGCTCGCCGCGCCCGGTTGGTTCAGTAGAAACGCGCGCCGGTCGTGTCGGCGTTGGTCAAGAACGCGCCGCGCAAGTCCGCGCCGCGCAAGTCGGCGTCGCGCAAGTTCGCGCCGACGAGGCTCGCGCCTCGAAGGTCCGCGCCGCGCAAGTTCGCGCCGGCGAGGTTCGCGCCGCGCAAGTCGGCGTCGCGCAAGTTCGCGCCGGGTTTGATATCAATGGTGTTCATGGTTTGTCCTTTGGTTCGAGGGGGCTTCAATGCCCCGTCCATGAATCCAATATAGACGCGCTAACCCTTGCGGTCAATACTTTTCCTTAAAATAATTTAAGAGTGTAAGTGTTGAAGGGGCTATCTCGACCGGGTCAACCTCGACCAGCTCGACGACTGGCCAGCCGATACGGGCGACGGGCGACCAGCCGGCGATGCCGTCTTCGGCGTTTCGGGCTTCGCGAAGTAGGCTCGCGAGGTCTTGATAGCGCTTCGCCGCCCATGCATAGGCGAAGTCGCCGCGCGGCTCGACGATGAATAGCGCGCCGCTGGCGTGTTTCATCAAGCGCGCTCGACCTGGTCGGTCGGGGCCGTCGGCGGTCAACGCGCCCGGCGCGGCGAAGAGGTCGAGCTGGTTCACAACTCAACCTCCCAAACTTCAATGATCATCGACGGGCCTTCGCCTTCGGCGGCGTACCATTTCCGGGCGACCAGCTCGACGACCGAACGGTCATCGTGAATCACAACCGGTCGTCGCTTCGCCGGGTCGCCTTGAAGCGCATCAAGCGCCGCTTTCGCAAAGTTGTCTACGTCGGGCGTCGTCGGTCGAGCAACCCGGCCCGGCGTCGCTCGCCAGCGCGCCGCCGACCAGCCGCAAGACTTAAGCGCCGCCGGCAAGCTCTTCGGTCGAGCGGTTACGGCATCGACGACAATGCGAAGCGGCCCGCTTAAAGGCGTTGATTTAGACCATAGAGGCCAGATCGCCAGCGCGGCGGCGTCGTACCAGACTTCAAGGCTCGAAGGGCTGTAGACCCGTCTAGAGCGCCCGGCGAACCGTGGGCGTTGCCAGCTTTGAGGCGGGCCCGGAATGACGACCCTAAACGTCGATTCATCGCTCATCGTCGAAACCTCGCGCGATTGCTTCGAGCGCCGCTTCGCGCGTCGAATACGCGGCATAGTCGTCGCCCGGTTCGAGGACAATATAACGACCGACTTCGACTTCGTCGCCGCGATCGGTCAACCGGGCGATCTTGCCGGTCGCGATGTGCGACCATGCTTCGTCGTCGTCTTCGCGGTCGAGCAAGCGCCAGCGCCCGACGATCGGCCCCTGGGCGAAGACCGACGCGCCGCCGCCGCGTCCTCGAATCTCGACACCCTCTTCGAGCAAGACGCGCCGAACAGAGTTCGCGCCGATGCGCTCGCGCTTCATAATCTTATTGATCGGCTCGCCGGCTTTGTAGGCTTCGGCGATGCGACGTCGCATCGCGTTCGGTAGCTTGTGAACCTTGCGGGGCTTCGCGGCTTTCGAGCGCCGCCGCCCAGCTCGCCGGAGCAAGGCATAGACCGACGACAAGGGATAGCCGGTTTTCGCGGCGATTTGAGGGCCTGAAAGCCCGGCGTCGAATAGCGCGGCGACCTCTTCGACTTGGACGGCCGTATAATTTGAGTGTGCCTTCTTTTTCAACGCCGGCCCCAATGGAAAGCGACGCCGGTCATAAAGGCCGAAAGGACAAACAAGAAACCCTCTTATACGACCGGCGTCGAAGTCGAGGTCGGGGTTTGAACCCGAAAGCCGCCGACCGGCCCCGACAAAGCCCGTGTGTTTTGCTCCATACTTGGACAAGTATGTTTGAATCGCAAGCCCGACACGGGCGAACGCGCTTGCGACATGAACGGTCTACGCGCGCAACCATGCCCGAAGTTCGCCCTTCGTCAGTCGCGTACCATCGACCCAACAAGCGCAAGACGGTTCGTCGTCATCGTCGCGCCGGCCGACCTCTTCGCCCATCGTCGCGATTTCGGCGGCGACGTTTCGCGATCCAACCGCGCCGTTGAATTGCCAGAGGCAGTCGTCGAAGAACAGCTCGACGCCGAAGATCCGAAGATGGTCGAGGCGCTGGTCGGCTTTGAAGCCCAAAACGCGCAACCACGTTGCCAGCTCGGCGAGCGCGCGCCGCTGGTCTTTCGGGTCGTCGGTCAATCCCATAGTGCGCGCCGTCGCGCCCAGCGCCGCGCAAAGTCGTCGAACGGTATCGGTATAAGTGCTCATCGTTGTTTGTCCTTACATTCATGGGGTTTGTATCCGATGCGCGCGTTTCGAGGCGCGCTTCGAAGGTCGATGACGCGGCCCGTCAAAACTTCGCCGCGCCGCGTTATGAAGAGGTCCTCGCCGTCGCCGACGACGCAAGCCCAGAGCGACGCGCCGACCAGCTCGCCGCCCGGCAAGCGAACGCAAGCCGCGCCGCAAGCCGGGCAAAATTGCGACCTGGTCGGCGAAGGGCTCATCAGTACATCTCACACTTAGTCTTGCGCGCGATAAAGCCGGCGGCGTCGCCGATGTAGGTTCGCATCGCTTCGGGCACGTCGTGCAAACCCCGATGCGTCTTCGGCGTCCTCATAAACGCCGACGCCCAGCTCGCGACGATGAACGCGCCGATCTGGTCGGGCCGCGCCGAACCGCGCGTCGCGAGGACGCTGTAGAGGTCGCGCGTAACTTGCTCCCAAAC